ATCAAAACCAAGAAAAGAATGTCTGCCAAGCGCAGGAGACTCTGGTAGAACCCGTGGAAAGGGAATTAACCTCTCCAATAGGTGATCCAGATAAGCCGCAGGACCCCATAGGCCAGAGTTATACAACTGGTTTCTAAGGGATACTGTGGATATAATCTCCGGAACGTGCCTCCGTTGCGTGGGGAGTAATCTTCTGACTCGGACAACTGATACGTCCTCACCAGAAAAGAACTCTTTACCACAGCTCTCTCTGAACTTCCCAGTCCAGAAAGATTTCTCGACATTCACCACAAACCCAAAAGTTTGTAGTCTGTCGACAACGGAACGCACATATTCCACGGGGACAATAATATCATCCCCGTAGACGCGCACCTGACCAACAAGAGCCAAAAGGTCCTTGCGGGTCAATGGACGCCTTAGCACATCCTGTATCCCAAGCAAGATGGTCGTCAAGAAGACGATCGCCTCGACCGGGAAACATAGTGCTGAACCCATAGAAGCGTACTTAGAAAGGCGAATAACTCCCTCTCCAGGTACGTCAGCCTTACGTGAGCGTGTAGCATCAAGACCCCTTCGCAAGTTGGGAAAATGATGCACCATGCTTCGCACAAGCTGATTGGAAACACGATCGGATGCTTCACTCAAATCGAGTGTAGCAAGATTCCCAGAAAGGGAACCTATTCGTGCCAGATCCTGATTAGGGATTTGGTCCGAGAATCCGACGAGTTGAGAAAGCAAGTCATCGCTTTCTATGGCTCCAACGAGAGATTCCAGAATTCCCTGCTGTGTATATTGCATACACGTAGGTTCAACTGCAATCACTCTAGGTGTTTTCAAAGTCTTAGGAACTAAGATGACCTTTACAGGTCGCTCAGCTCCGGGTTCGAGGATATTAACCTGGGCGCTATTAAAATAACGCCAGTTGGGAAAAAGAAACTCCCCGTGAGGGAAGTCCTTTTCCAACCGCTCGGTCCATTCTGTCTGATTGAACTTATCGTTTCCGATAAGACGATCAGCAGTGGTCCCGGGACCATGTTTGGGAATGATACGTCCATAGTAGATATCTTCATCTACCTTTTGGAAAATATCACCCCAAACACGTAAGCATAGTGAATTCCAATCCTTGTAAAGGGGTTTGGAAGCTATGTCTACGAGTTTAATATCCTGCTCACACTTAAGGTACTTAGTGATAGCTCTTCTCTTTCGAGAGTCGCTACATTCAAGGTTAACCTTCCCAAACAACAGAAGAATCTGTCGAAGGGCTTGGATAGCCTCAACACTAGGTACCTCAAGAAGGCATCCAGTATTCCGATTGAACACTTGATCGAGAAAACCTCCGAGAAATCGGGGGAGCTCTCCACTCTTTCCATAACCAAGAAAGAGTGATGGATCTACCATTGAGTTGCGAAGACCTTTTTGGAGGTCGTCACAAAACTGTGGTAAGGATATCGTCAAAAACGACATCCCTTCGTGTTCATATCGTCTCGTGATGGTTTTCCAGTCACGAGTGGTGCTAGTGCGACACCTAGTCCCCATTGTTTCGAGGACTAACTGTAATAGCTTTATATGGCTTTTCATGTCGCCCCTCCTTAAAAGGAAGGTAGGACAATCCATCGCCATAGATTTTAGGACCCTTTACCCAGCAGCCCTGAAGGGCTGCTAGGTAGGTCTGATCTACGCAAACTGCGTAGACGGGCATTACCTGGTTCGACCAAGGTTACCATTACGGTAATCTTCGACGAAACGTGCCACCTGAAATAACAGCGATAGGATAAATCCTATTGATAGCTGTGACTTCAGACGATCACGAAGACCAGGCTCAGTCAGCTTTGGCCACCCAAAAGTTGGGTAAGCTTAGCACCAGAAGATGCGGCGAGGTAACCCGTAAGGGCATCCCCGTACGCTTGCTGCTCGGCAACACTGTACCCGAACAACGGAACATCCATCACCAAGTAGCAACTCATGGTGTATGGACGGTTCGTTGCAGGCTGCAGCACGTCGGCAGCAACCTTCTGGAGATCGAGGCGCACACTCCTGCGAATTCGCTTGCCAGTGGCATGCGAAATCACAAGACGGACGTTACCATCGGCGCTAGAAAACGCACCGCTGGTAGGTCCACTGCTAATTCTCGGAAGAGAGTTAGCTGCGCCACTGATCGTGACTGATTGAGGGTCAGAAAATGCCATGGCAAAAGCTCCTACAGTTGGACGGCCGTAATCATCTGATTACAGCCGTGGGAACCATAAGACAGACGTCCTATGGGTTATTACCGCTAATGCGCACGACGTCGGCTTAAGCCGAGTGCCGCGATAATAGCCAGTTGCCTATTGCTAAAATCTAGCAATGGCGACAAGCCGAATCCGAAGGGAGTTGCCGCGAGCCGCTTCTTCACCGTTGTGGTGAAGACTTGCTCAAAGTTGTAAGGACCAATTCCAATAGGGCTATCTGCCCTGAAGAAAGTGACCCCTTTCAACTCATACTTACAACTAATGGATTTTTCTTCCATAATGTAAGCATACGGCATAACTAGGCCATCATTGTGAAAGGCGGAGATGTTATGTAACACATCTCCGGTATTCCCTACCCAATCAAAGGCCCAGCTCCAGGGTGTCAAGTTCCAGACTAGTTCTGGCGTGAGCCTGGTACCAAAAAGCTTATTAGCTTTCTGAGACCAAACCTTACTAAGAAGGGATCCCTTTTCATCGGGACCTAAATAGTAGGTAAAAACGCCTGAAAACCACCGTCTTGTTTTAACGGTGGTAGTTTTAATCATGACACCAGGATCGATGCTCGTAGATATCCAAAACCACACATCGGGAGAAGGTTTCGCCCGATACGTGTCCATGGATACTGATTCATCGTCTGTCATTGTCACCTTACGCTTAACCGGTTTTCCGGAGTCCTTTTCATACTGTCGCAGGATTTTGTCCTGCTGAGTGACAGCTTTAGAGAACTTTCGGATGTCACTTAGGAGCGGTTTCCACCCAAACTGGGCATTAAGATAGTCGCTACCCGCAGAGCGGGCGCGTGCTGTCCTTGCCTTGAATGTGTCGATACCGAGTCGAGGAAGACCTTCCCTCAACTCTCCTAAGAACTGGGCTAAGTCAGCCACCGGATTCGTAGGCAGGACATGGGCTATGACTGAAGTACCCATCGCGTACAATTGAATGTCCGTCGATGGATTTACAACAGGCCATACGTCCGAGTCCCAACTTACGTCGGAATCAAAAGCGACAAAGTCGCCCTGATAACTAGACCCAAAATCACCCCTAATTGTAGGGTATGATAGGGTATTGTTGACGTCTTTAGCGATTGCCCAGTTACTCCCTTCGGAGTAAGCATGGGTTCTGCACTCAAAGTCGCCTCCGTGATCCGGGCCATGAGCATCGAGAGATCGAAACTCATGACCATCAGTACGTATCAAATGATTACGTCCTGATATATAGGCCACCCCCTCAGTATATTGACCGGGTATGCTTTGTCTCCAAGGATGGGGACTCCGCACCCAGTCATAATACCGGGGGAGAGATGACATGTGGACTCCCTCCTTTAGGGGAAGTTAGTTATACTGGGGGATTCATTCCAGTATAACCAGGTGTTGTGCTATACGCACAGGGGGCCCTTCGGGG